CGACGACCTCGCCGGCACCTCGCGCCGACTGGTCATTCTCGACGACCTGTCGAAGTTCGAGATGACGGCGAAGGGGGATCCGGAGGCGCTGGCGCTGTCGCGGGCTTCGGGGTTCGAGGATGCGAAGATCCTGCGGGTGTCGACCCCACAGATCAAAGGCACGTGCCGGGTCAGCCGGGCCTATGCGCGCTCGGACCGGAGGCTCTTCCACGTGCCCTGTCCGCATTGCGGTCACAGGGCACCGCTGACCTGGGAGAACTTCCTGCGCAACCTCGAGCCCGAACGGCTTCAGGCGGCGCACTTCACCTGCGATGCCTGCGGCGCGGTGATCGGGCATGAGTGGAAGGAGAAGATCGTGGGGCAGGGGGCGTGGATCGCCACCCATCCCGGCGGCGACCATCCCGGCTTCCACCTGTGGCGCGCCTATGCGCCGCAACGGGACTGGGCCTCGATGGCGGTGGAGTACGCCCAAGTCATGGGCTGGCGCGGTGTCAGTCTCACGGCGGAGAGCGAGGAGACGGTGCGGGCCGGGACCGCCGCCGAGACCGAGCAGACGTTTTGGAACGACGTGATCGGCCTGCCCTATGAGCAGGCCTCGAAGGGGCCGGATTGGGAGAAGCTGCGCGACCGGGTCGAGAACGCGGCGGAGGGCGACATCCTGCCCAAGGGCATCGTGCCGTCCCGCGGTGTCATCCTGGCGGCCGGTGTCGACTGCCAGCTTGATCGGACCGAGGTGCACATCGTGGCCTACGGCCAAGGCTATCAGCGGTGGGTCGTCGACTACCGGGTGATTCCGCATCACATCGACAGCGAGGAGGGACGGCGCGATCTCGATGCGCTGCTCAAGGCGAGCTGGCGCACCGAACGCGGGCTGGCCCTGCAGATCGACATGATGGCGATCGACGCGGGCACCTACACCGAGGCGGTCTGGGCTTATGCCAAGCGGCATCCCTGGAACCGGGTCATTCTCGTGAAGGGCTCCTCGAGCCAGACCGGCCCCGTGATGGCGCCGATGCAGTTCGAGCGTCGCCGCGATGGCCGGGCCAAGAAGGCGCAAAAGCGCGCTTTCCTTCTCAACGTCAGCCAGCTCAAGGCGGACTTCTACGCCTGGCTTGACAAGGAGGACCCGCTCGAGCGCGGCTACGTGCACATCGCGCGTGGCCTCGGTGACGACTGGTTTCGCCAGATCACCTCCGAGGTCCGGGTACTGAAGCGCTCGCGTGCCGGCGTGGTGACGAGCGCCTGGGAGCTGGCAGAGCCCGGGCGGCGCAACGAGGGTCTCGACACGATGCTCTACGCGGAAGCGGCCGCGCGCCGGAAAGGCTGGGCCTCGATGACCGATGAGCAATGGGCGGTGCTCGACGGCGAGCGTGGCGGCGCCCCCCAGACACCGCAGGCCGACCTGTTCGACGCCACCGTGCCGATGGTGCCGGCCGACGCCGCGCCGCCGCCGCACGAGGCACCGTCCGGTCCGGCACCCCGCAACGACGAAGCCGGCCGCAGCTGGTCCGAAGACTGGATCCCGCAAAGGAGCACGTGGATATGAGCTACAGTCAGGCCCAGCTCGATGCGCTCCGTGAAGCGGCCGTGAGCGGCACGACGCGCGTCACCTATGACGGCACCACGGTCGAGTACCGCACGCTGTCGGAGATCCTGCGCATGATCCGCATCGTCGAAAACGCGCTGGCCCCCCGCGGCTCCAGCCATGTGAACCCTGTCTTCCGGCGGATGGGCTGAACCATGGGTCTGATCGACAAGGCGCTGATGCGCGTGGCACCCGGTCTCGCGCTGTCGCGGGCGCGCAGCCGTCTCGCCTACGAGACCCTGATGCACTACCGCGCCGCGCAGGCTGGCGACAGGGGATCGTCCTGGCGTCCCTCGCGGGGCGATGCCGATGCTTCGTCGGCGCGTCGCGATCGACTGGCGGCAATCGCGCGCGACATGGTGCGCAACACGCCCTTCGCGGTGCGCGCGCAGCAGGTGATCAGCGGCAATGTCGTGGGCGACGGGATCATTCCGAAACCCACAGGCGGCACGAAGGCGGCCCGGGCCGAGGCGCTGCGCCTGATCGAGGCCCATTTCGATACCACGGCCATCGACGCCGATGGGCGCAACACGCTCTACGGCCTGCAGCGGCTCGCGATGAACACCGTCATCGATGCCGGCGAGGTGCTGATCCGCCGCCGGCGCCGCCAACGCAGCGACGGCTACCCGCTGCCGTTCCAGCTGCAGGTGCTCGAGCCCGACTTTCTTGATCGCATGGCCTCGGGCCCCCTGCCGAACGGGCACCTGATCCGCGAGGGGATCGAGTACGACGCGATCGGCCGCCGGGTGGCCTACCACCTGCTGGCGGAGCATCCCGGGGCGCGGGGCTGGGCGCGGCTGCGCGGGGAGACCCGGCGGGTTCCTGCGTCCGAGATCCTGCACCTGTACCGTCAGGACCGGCCTGGGCAGATGCGCGGTGTGAGTTGGTTCGCCCCGGTGGCCTTGACGCTGCAGGATCTCGACGATCACCAGGACGCGCAGCTGATGCGCCAGAAGATCGCGGCCTGCTTTGCCGCCTTTCGGGTGCGCCCCGACGATGAGCCGACGAAGGATGGCGCCGATCCGGCGGGGCTGGGCTCCATAGCGCCAGGCCGGATCCAGACGATGGGTCCGGGGGAGGATATCCGCTTCTCGGATCCGCCGGGTGTAGAGGCCTACGATGAATTCACCCGCACCGTCCTGCGCTCCGCCGCGGCCGGCATGGGGATCACTTACGAGGCCCTGAGCGGCGATTTGAGCCGGGTCAACTTCAGCTCCGCCCGCATGGGCCGCCTGGAAATGGATCGCAACGTCAGCGGTTGGCAGTGGCACCTGCTGATCCCGCAGTTCTGCCAGCCGCTCGGCGTTTGGTTCTCCGAAGCCTGGATGATGTCGAGCGCACGCGCGGGGCAGGTGCGGCTCGAGTGGACGCCGCCGGCGCGGGTCCTGATCGATCCGGCGCGGGAAATCGCGGCGCAGCGCGACAAGGTACGCGCGGGCTTCGCCAGCCGCCAGGCGTCAATCCGGGAACTGGGTTTCGACCCCGAACGGGTGATCCAGGAGCAGGCCGAGGACGCGGCGGAGGCGGATGCCCGGGGTCTCGTCTTCGACAGCGACCCGCGGCGGGTGGCGCTGAGCGGCGTGATGCATTCCGGCCCCGGGCCGGACAAGGACACCGAGAACGGAGGCAGCGATGGCTGACGCAAACGAGATCCACCTCTACGGCACGGTGGGCGATTTCTTCTGGGGCGAGGAGGAGTTCTTCGACGCCCGCAGCGTCCGCGAGATGCTCGCCGGCCGCACCGGTCCGCTCACCGTGCGGATCAATTCCGGGGGTGGTTACGTCGACCAGGCGCAGTCGATCTACACCATGCTGATCGATTACGCGGGCGAGGTGCACGTGGTAATCGACGGCGTCGCCATGTCGAGCGCCTCGCTCATCGCCATGGCCGGCGACAGGATCACCATGCGGCGCGGCGCGACCATGCTGATCCACGATCCGGCGCAGATGTTCACCGACGGGCGCGGCACGGAAGCCGATCACGCGCAGGCGGTGGAGCAGCTTCGGGTGATGAGCGACGCGTTGGCCGACATCTATGCGCACCGCGCAGGCATGACCCGCGCCGCCGCCCGCACGATCATGCAGGCCGAGACCGTCTATGACGGCCCTGGCGCCGTCGCTGCGGGCTTCGCGGACGATCACGACGAGACGCGCGAGGCCGCCGTGGCTGCCGCCTTCGACTACAGCATTTACGCGCACGCGCCCGAAGGGCTGCGGGCCGTGCAGGCGCCGGGTCAGCCTCGGCCAAAAGAGGCCGTGATGGCCATGATCGCGGGGCTGCCCCGCTCTTCCCGAAAGGACACGACCATGTCGAACACGCCCAACGGTCGCGCGGTGGATGAGCCGCCCGCCAAGGACACCGGCGCGCCGCCGGCGCCGGCTGCCGCTGATCCGGCCGCCGCACAGGCTGCCGCGCCCGATCCCGCCGGCGCGACCATGGCCGAGCGCGGCCGGATCCGGCGCATCATGGATGCGGCGCGGGCCGCAGGGCTCGAGATGAGCGTGGCGCAGCACCACATCGACCGCGGCACCTCGCTCGAGGCGGCGCTGGATGACATCACCGCCAGATGGAAGGAGCAAGGCGACGTGGACACCCCCATGCACGGCCAGGAGCCGGCCCGCATCACCGCGGATGCCCGCGACAAGTTCCGCGAAGGCGCCCGGCGCGCGCTGATGCTGAAGGGCCGCCTCGAGGGCGGCGAGCGCAACGAGTTCTCGTCGCTGACCATGTCGGAGCTCGCGCGCGAGACGCTGGCGATGGCGGGCGAGCGCCGCGAGTTCCGCGATCGGCGGCAGATGGTCGGCCACGCGCTGACCATGGCGGGAGCCCACACCACCTCCGACTTCGCGCAGCTGCTCGCGGACGTGGCCTCGAAATCGGTTCTCAAGGGCTGGGAACAGGCCGAGGAAAGCTTCGGTCAATGGACCTCGATCGGCACGCTGCCGGACTTCAAGGAGTCCAAGCGCGTCGGCCTCGGATTCTTCGAGACCCTGCCGATCAAGCCCGAGGGGGCGGACTACAAGTACGGCACCGTCGGCGATCGCGGCGAGGCCATCGCGCTGGCGACCTATGGCCGGCTGTTCCGGATCACGCGCGAGGCGATCATCAACGACGATCTGTCGATGCTGACCGACGTGCCCCGCAAGATGGGCCGTGCGGCGCGCCGGACGGTGGGCGGGCTGGCCTATGGCATCCTG